GATGACCCAGAGAACGACAGTGCGGTAGCATCTGCTGCCAAAGAAATCTTCGGTGACATGGTGAAGCCAGTCGCCGACAAGAAGCCTGCGTCTAAGAAGGCGACAGGCGAATGGGAAGGGGTGCCGTTCTAATGGCAATCGATCGAGTTGATCTATGGCTCACTGACAAGGTGAGCCCAGTAAAGGAGAAGACCAAGGCAGGCAAAGATGTCTGGAAGTTCTTTGGTCAGATGCAGTCGTTCGCTTACGACTACTGGGCTGGTGCTCCTAAGGAGAGCCGCACTGGTGCAGCACCTGAGCGCTACGAGCGGGTCACGCTGTACGTCATGGACGAGCAGCAGGCTGCCCACGTGCAGAAGATCTACGACTCGGTGGTAAACCGAGACGGCAATGATCCTCGTCAGCACATCCATGTCATCGGCTCTCTCAGTGAGCAGGCTGACAAGGAAGGGAACAAGAAGGGCTACATCTTGCTCGTCAACGAGGCGAGCCCTCTAATCTGGGGGCCACTGCGTGGTCGAGGTTGAGGTTCGACCAGAGAACGAAGAGCCAGTCCTGCTCGATGACTACGATTACGCAATCGTGGGCATCGGCAGGCAGCTCACCGACTCTGGTGTTGTCAGGAATGTAGCAGTCTACAGTCAGTCGATCATCATGAATGTCATGGTGCACGAGGCTCTCAACTTTATCGGAGCACACACAGGCGAGGTCAAGGGATCTGACTACGAAGCTGCATACGGTGCAGCAGAGGAGAGGTTCAACGACCTCATCAAGAAGTGGGAAGGTCCAGGCATGCCAGTGATTGTGATGGACTTGGGAGAGGAGGAACATGACGGACAGGTCGACGATGGGCAGGAGGAATCGGTCGAGGGGTAACGCCTTCGAGAGGGAGACAGCAAAGAAGCACGGAGGCAAACGCACTGGGATGTTCGGCGGTCCAGATGATGTGACTGTCGAAGATCAGTTCAAGATCCAGACCAAGGTCGGCAAGATGTTCAGCGAAAAGTTTTGGCGCTGGCTCAAGGCGATGAAGGTTAACGCTGATCAGATTGCCTATCTGGTTATCGGGGATGCACCAGGGCCGGGTACACCACGCCGAGTTGTGGTGATCATCGACGAGCGTGATTGGCTCGTAGTTAAGGAGAAAGCATATGGCAGTATCGAAGCCAGCGAAGAAGGGTCGGGGGGTAGCTCTGACCACGGCGCAGTGGGCACGGACGTTCAACGTAGTGCTCGCAAGTTTCCTAAACGAGTACGCAAATTTCAAGACCGAGGAGTCCGATCCGAAGGTCAACGTTCCAGTGGATCAGGTCGTAGCGCTAGCCGCAGGGGTAGCACTAAAGATCGTCGAGGTCTCTGATGGCGACGACGCCTGAAGAGAGGGAGTCCAATGAGGGACAGGGTCTCAGGGTACGTGCGGCTGCTGCTATCAGCTCTGTTGCACAACACCCACGACTACGGGATACGGCTCTACCAGCGTGGGGGGTCGGGCTCGTCGTGCTGGGTGCGTCACTCAACCCACTCCTCTCAGTTGGATGTGGTATCCTGGCGTTTGCATTGATGGATAAGCGGAAATGACCATCGGACTGGACTGCCCACGATGTGGGAAGCCGAACATTCGGCCAGACAGGAGGGGGCCCAAGCCAGTCTCCGAAGGTAATGTTCTGCGAATCTATCAATGCCAGGACTGCCAGTTGCAGTTCATGGTCAACAGTAGGATCGTCACCGAAGAGGTGGCACAAGAGTTAGAGGAGGTCTACAATGGGGACAAGAGCAGTACCTAGGGAGTTCTCTGATTACTTCCGCTCACTGTATGCCGAGGCACATGAGATCATGGTTGATCGGCAGGCAGGGTACGGACCGGGGAACATCGAAGCACTCGGACCATACGGCGTCATGTCAAGGCTGGCATCCGACAAGTGCTCGCGTGTCATGAACGAGATGAATGGCGAGATTGTAAGTGGCAAGGCAGACGTGAACTATGACTGGTTCACAGAAGGGGTAAGGGACGCACTGATGGACATCGCAAACTACGCAATGATTATGATTGCCCTAGGGGAGGGCGAGTGGAGCAAGGTATCGCGCACTCCAGAGGAGTTGGAGGCTGAAGGGTGGGAGCCTATCGATGACACCATCGAGGCTGACCATGACGACGGTTCCTTCACCTACCTGGAAGAAGAAGAGGTCGTCTGATGCTGCCCAGCTTTGTGACCACCAAGCTTTCTAAGGGGTCAAAGCTGCGGGCTGAAGTCATGCTGATCTACACCGAGCAGGGCTGGAAAGCTAGGGCCTTCTACTATGCAGACCCTAAGTCTCAGACGGTGATAGCATCAGGAGAAGATGTACTCGACGAAGAGCAGGCGTTGATAAAGCTTAGGGAGGTAGCGGATGAGTGGCGTAAAGAGCAAGCGCGTAAAGGGAAATACTAAGCTGACCTTCCCTAAGAACACACCGAGATTCTATGTCAGGGTGTGGAAGGGAATGATGCCTAGGATTCAAGAGTACGCAAAGTATGCGGGGGTATATGTCAAAGAGGTACACGTACACTGGCACGAAGATCCTCGTCGGGGTTCGTGCCCGCTCGGAGAAGAGTACCGAGGAAAGATCACTCTGTGCACGACGCCAACCGACGAAGACACAATCATCCATGAGGTTGCCCACGTCGCAGTCGAAGGGCAGCACAACGAGGAGTGGGCGGAGCTATTCGTACGAATGGCAAACCACTTCCTCCCCAAGTACAAAGCAGCCATTGCAATCTACGATGCGTGGAAATCCTACAAGTCGGTAGCAAGGGTATGCCCTAACCCGATGGAGAGTTATGAAGCACAAGGCTGAGAGGGAGGTCCTTCGCCTATTTATTGAGGACGCCCAGCGTAAGGGCGTATCTCTCAGGTCATACTGTAAGGAGCTGGGCATTGACTACTATCAACTGACTGGTTTCCCAGAACCAAACAAACCATTGTCACTTGAGCAGATGGAGGGGCAGCGACATGATCGCAAAGCTGAAGATCGGTAGGCACTACAAGGATATGTACTTCGATTCCCTAGGGAAGAAGGCATACACAACTAGGATTCAAAGCAGGATGGGTGAGATGGAGATCGAGTCCATCCGCAAGGCGCACTCACTTGGGCACCGGCCTAAGGTACACATCGACAACAAGGTGAGCAGCTTCCTAACATGCGAGGCATGTGATATGATGGGGTCAGTAACCTCAGATGAGGGTACATCAGGTAGCATATTGGAGGTGACGTGTGGGACGCCGATCAGCATCTCAGATCCTGAGCGGGCTTGGGACCAAGCGGAAGACCCGTTCAAATACCAGGTCGAAGCTCGCGTATTCGACGAGGACATGTCCTACGAATAAGAAGCACGGGTTCCTATACCTTGGTGAGAAGTATTGGGTATGCTTGCACCAAGATCATTACTACCCAGGGTTGAAGTTTAAGTGGGAGGTGGCATGAATCCACCACAAAGTAGAGCAGCAGAGAGGGCACTGCTAGGGGCATGCATCATTGACGGCGAGGCAGCACGCAACGTTGTCGATCGTGTGGCAGAGGATGACTTCGCCGACCGAGAGTGTCGGATTATTTACTCTGCGGTCAAGGAACTGGTACGCAGGGGCGCAGCCATTGACGTGGTCACCCTGTCTGATGAGCTAGGAGAAAGGGTCAGCGAGGTGGGTGGCAACACTGGCATCTGTGACCTGATCGACTCGACCCCTAGCAGTGTGAACTATGAGTCATACCTTGAGATCGTCATCTCCAATGCCACCTACCGTGCCCTACAGCAGGCAGCAGGCAACATTGGAAGCCTCGCAGGTGGGTCCAGGAGCCCCCAGGAGGCGCTGTCTGAGGCTGAGCGGCTGATTATGTCAATCGGTAAGTCCCGTGCCTCTGGGCGCTTTTCTGACATGGGCGAGGTTATGGACGAAACGCTGAGCAGGCTTCAGGTTATGCAGGCAGGCGGCTCGAGCGGTGTGCCGTCCGGCATTGCGTCCATCGACAGCATCGTAGGTGGGTGGCAGAAGGGTAACCTCATCATCGTGGCTGCCCGCCCCAGTGTAGGCAAGACAGCTCTCGCTACTGCGATGGCCGCCAACGCTGCGATACACCACAATAAGTCGGTTGCCATCTTCAGCATGGAGATGAGCAGAGAAGAGATCGGCAGTCGATTGCTGTCGTCTCTATCTGGCGTGTCACTGCATGACATCAGGCATGGACTGCTTGACCTGAGTGCGCTGACCATGGTGATGGAGACAGCCAAGTCTATTAGGGACAGCAGGCTACGTGTTGAAGACTCATCCATCAACAGCCCAGGTGAGATGCGATCCAAGTGCCGCCGCCTTGCACAAGAGCATGGGCTAGACATGATCATCGTTGACTACCTGCAACTGATGGCACCAGACAAACACACGAAGGATGGCAACAGGGTGTACGACGTAGCCGACATCAGCCGAGGGCTGAAGGCACTGGCACGTGAGCTTGACATCCCTGTGGTAGCATTGTCTCAGCTGAGCAGATCGTCGGAGTACAGGGAGAACAACGAGCCCAAGCTATCCGACCTTCGAGACAGCGGAGCAAT